CATCTCCTTCGAGGATGACCTGTGACTGACTCTGATCGAAATCAGTAACATCTTCGTAGAATTTTTCTATAAATTCGCGATTCTTGTATAACAGAAGTAGTTTTTCATCTCTTGTGACCTTTAGGCGTAATACATATATGAGACGTTTCAAAGTCTCCTCTGATTTGACGACAAGTTTGGAGTTTTTCATAACACCACTGTCCATTGAGAAGTTCTTGTTTACCTGACCATAATCAAAAGAAGGAATAACAACTATGTATTTTTTGACAAAATCTTCGATGCTAGAGCCCTGGGAACTGTCTATAAACTTAGAATACAACCAGAACATGTATTCTGTGATGTACCTGGCTAGTTTCTTGTATTTGTTGTAGTTTTTCATGTCTGACAAAACAGTCTCAGGGTATCTTATTCCGTATTCAAGGATGTTCATACCAGGAATAGGTTCTGTATCGTTGACTGGTATAGATATGTTCACATTACCAATTTTACCATTAAGTTCCTTAACTATCCCGTTTGACACTATTTGATCATTTAGCTGTATAGAATGTTTTTCTGCGAAATCTATAGCATCAGCTATGTTGATCCTATTTGGTATTATAGTTACATCCGTAGATGGCAAAATCATTGGATCCATAGGATCAGTAAGTATAGTTCCTGTCTTCCCATCAGCTTTGAACTGTAACATACGGATTTTACCGTATGTGTCTATGGTCTGATTTACTAGATCAAAAGTGATCGGAAATTCGATATCTTGTATTTTTTTGTTGAGTGAGTATGATTCCTTCATTTCGTTAAATACACGACGGATACCTACGGATACATCTGAATTGTATTCCTCGTAATAACTAAGATCTGAACTTTCAGAGCTTTCAACCTTCCATTTCACAATCAGCTCACATCTAGGTGTATTACCAGTTCCTGTATGTTCGTATATAAAGATGCACTTTCCAGGATTTTTAGTCTTGTAGTATGCTTGTAAATGTCTAGGTAACATAAGTTCACCGTTTCTTCTGTTTCTGTTAAAAACAAAAATATTACATTTGTAAATTTTCTCCAACATAGAAATGAAAAGTTTGGGTTCGAGATACGTATCTCCGTCGGAAAGTATTTTTGTTATTTCGTCATTTGTGTAATCGTACATTTCCTGTCTTGCAGCTGCAGCGTTTTCTGCAGTCGCTAACTCTTCTCTGGTCTGGTATAGAAAAGCCTCTATCTCGCTAGCGTCATCATAATCAAGGATACCCGTCTCTTCATGCATACCTTCCATAACGCAATTAAGGAAACTACTCTCTGTCTTCAGAACTCCTTTTCTGACATACATGTATCCTTCCTCGTCAGATAGAAGTTTGAATACTTTAGAAATATCAGAGGGTAGAGTACCGAAGTTGTTGCGGTCAACGAACTTGTTCGTAGTGATAAAGTCCTGTTGTTCCTTATCTTCTTTAGATGCGAGCTCTTCTCCAAAGTAGTAGTGACGATATATGGAACCAGCCTTCTCTGAATGCTTCTTCTCGTAACAACAAGGTAAATAAGGTACAATATCGTTATTAGAAAGAGGATTTGAACGTAGTCCAGGATACTTAGCGTCCTCGTGGTCGCATACATAGTTACGGGGTTCGAAGCCCTCTTCGTTAGTTTGCGGATATTTCATAACTTCCTTACCAAGCGCTATAGCTGCCTCGACCTCGTCATCTTCTATTATTGTGGGTTGACTTGGACATTTTGTAGGATATCTATTAATGAACACTTCAGGGGCTTTATCTTTGAGTTTCAGTTTTCTAATTTGTTTAGGGGCTTGTATAATCTCTTTCCCAAAATCAGGTATGAACCTCTTGTAGAATTCCATAAGACTCTTGTACTTTTCATCGTAAATTTTGAAGAGTTTACTCATGATTCCCTGAAAGAATTCAACAGACTTTATATCTCTTGCAGAACTGATCTTCACTCTTATGTATTTCGACCCTATTTCGAAGAGATCTTTCATGTCTTTACCCCTTAAACTTTGGTCCTCTCTGTCGGATATTTTTTCCGTTATATTTGCTGTGACTTCGCCAACTACGGGATGTTTAAAATGTACATAGATACTTGCTTTACTCTTACTAGCTTTATCACTTTCGTCAATAGCTAATAGGTTGGAGAACAGCGGGTCGTTCATTATTAAATCGGACATGATATATTTGTCCATTGTATGCTTCGGGAAGTAGAATACACCATTTACATAGCTTTCTTTTATACTGGTCGCGTTGATCTTACCTATACCCTTGAGTGTATCAGTAAATCTCTCGATAAGTTGATCTCTTGTTAGGTACTGATTAGATGTCGATAAAGTCATACCTCCAGTCAGTTCTTCCATGTTGTCGGTTCCTATGATGTTTGCCAAGATGATGTCAGTATAGTCGGATGGCTTCACGTTCCTGCTTTCAGGTTTTTGTAAAACCTTCATAATTATTGCATTTTGTAAATATCCACTCCATTCCTCCTCTGGGGTAAAATCTTTCAGAATTTTAAAGAAACCATTTATGCACGCAAAAGGTACACCGCTATTGAGTTGTATTTGATTGAATATTTCCATGATAGAGATATTCTTAATGTTGAGGGTAAGATCAAAATTTACCTTTTCTAGCTCAAACTTAGTATATTCTACTCCAACCATCGTCTCGATAGTATCTGCTAGCTTTACATGTATCTTTACCTTCTTCTTGTTGGCTTCTATAATTTTTTCAAACCCATCCGTCTGTCTTTCACGGTTTTCTATTATATCATTTAGATCTACGTCATTGATATTGAGAGCTTTGAGATCTGATTCTATAGTGAGTAAATATACCGAGACCATGCTCTTATCTACATCTGTGATAGTTGGGTTATTATTCAGATAAATCTCTAAGATTGTAGAATCTCGAACATCCTGTGATAGCATTGGACGAACTCTCTCATATAGTTTCGAGAACCCTAGACCAAAATTTGGATCCATTATTACCGATCTCACATCAATAACCTTGATGTTTTCAATTTCTGAAAGCTCTTCAAAATCAGGTTCCCCTTCAGGGAAAAAAAGGTATTGAGGAAGAGTATTCATGTCAGAAGCTATTCTTTCCATGATTGTTTCCTTTGTGTCTATGGTATAAACTTTGAATTTTTTGTCGTTGATCCGCACCATTTTGTTTATTACCAATATGGATTATAAATAGATGTAATAAGTTGATCTTATTACATTCAGGATGAAAATTCGATGAGGTCCGTAACTTCACGTCCATTGATCTTTTTGTCAGAGACAATACCGTCTTTTATAAGAACGTAAGTAGGAAAACCTATGAAATCTGACTTGATAGTTTTGAGTCTGTTACCAAGATCTTTCTCAGATTGTCTATCGCCATCAGCCTGAATGGTTGCACAGAAGACCTTTCCTTGCATTTTGTTTGCAAACTCCTGGAAGGCTGGTTTTGCCTTTTTACAGTGTCCACACCAGCTTGATTGCATCATAACGACAACTGGTAGATCAGATGGTATATCTTTGTTAGATAGTTTACCATCCTTTGTGAAATCAGAATCTTCAAGATACGCTACAGGGAATTCAAAATCACTCATTTTCTTTATATAATAGGGATATTATTTTTACTGAAACATCACTTAAAAAGTTAAAAGTACAAGAAAAATGAGTTCCAAGAGTTTGTTTAAATGTAAAACAGGAGAGGCCTACCAAATGAAGGTTCTTTCAGAATTACTCACTCACAATCTAAAAACAGGTTGTTTCGAGATAGGTCCAGACGGTATTAGTCTTAGTATGCTGGATAATCCCCGCAAGACAATGATTGATCTTCATCTAGAGGCTGAGAATTTCTCTATATACAAGAATAAGAGTGAAGAGAAAATGTGCATTGGGTTAAATATGAACCATCTCTATCGAATGTTGAAATCCATCAAGAAGAAGGATTCGCTTGAGCTGTTTATTAACTCGGATAACCCTACAGAACTTGGAATCAAGACTATTCCTAAGGAGAATACACGAACTACTACCTCAAGTCTGAAAATACAGAACATCCAAAATGTTAATGTGAGTCCTCCTGTGGGGTATAAGAAGCCAGTTATTGTTCCTTCTTCCGAGTTCCAGAAAATGTGTAAGGATCTTAGTAGCATTGGTAGTGTGAATATTTCTGTCACTGCGAGTAATTTCCAGATTAAATTTACTGCTGACGCTGATGGTATTCTTACTAGAGCAGTTGCTTTTGGGGAGAATGATGATAGTGACGATAGCGGGGATGAATCGGAACCACTATACAAGGCTACTTTTGCGACTGATCAGCTGTCAAGAATCGCTAAGCTTTCAGGTCTTGGTACTACAATGCAGATTTACACGGCTACACCTGATCTCCCGATCCTATTCAGGTCCTCTGTGGGAACACTCGGCAAAATCTCTGTCCATATTAAGTCCAAGGAGTTGATTGATAAGGAGAATGATGATTATGAAACTGATGACGATGAATAAAAAGATTGTATTAATATAAATGAAAGTAGATCTTACTGTTATGACATTTATATTAACATTTGTTCTGAGTTGCATAATTCTTTATTTTGTTAAACCTGCATGGGTTCAGGTTGCAAACGAAGAGGGTAAACTAGTCATTTCTTGGCCGTTTATAATAGTCTACTCTCTCATCTTTGCCAGTCTAATGGCTATAGTCGTGCTTGTCATATTCGAGATCGACAAGGACAAATCATCCAAGAAGGTCCAAAGCGTCGAAATGGTTGAAAAAACCAAATTCTGCAGTACATGCACCTACTAAAAAGGTATTTAAACGGTCACAGTAGTTACGTAAAATGAGTAGTAGTTCAGGTAGTAAAATTATCGAAGTCAAAGAACTTGACCCAGAGATCATTCCCCCTATAACTTCAAAGTTTCAAGATCCAAATTATAATGGTGGAAGTAAGTTGGTTGTTGTTGGAAAACCAGGTACTGGTAAGTCTACACTTATCAAAGCACTTCTTCACTCGAAAAAACACATCTTTCCTGTTGGTATGGCTATGAGTGGTTCGGAAGATAGTAATCATGCTTACAAGGAAATAATGCCAAGTACTTTTGTGTTCAATGAATACGATGAGGACAAACTCAGCGATTTTGTTAAGCGTCAAAAACTCGCACATCAACATTTACCAAACCCATGGGCTGTGATTATTCTTGATGATTGTACTGATGATCCTAAAATTTTTAACAAACCATTACAGCAGGCAATGTACAAGAAAGGACGTCATTGGAAGTGTATGTATATCTTGTCTCTTCAGTACGCGATGGATGTCAAGCCAGTTATCCGTACAAATGTCGATGGAATTTTCATCATGCGCGAGCCTCTCCTCAAAAACAGGAAATCCTTGTACGAGAACTACGCATCTGTTATCCCTGACTTCACCACCTTTTGTGAGTTGATGGATCAACTAACAAATGATTACTGCGCGCTCTACATTCACGGTGCAACACATACAAACACTTGGCAGGAATGTGTTTTCTACTGGAAGGCGCCCGTTGTCGATCCAAACTGGAAGCTTGGTGCACCTGAGTATTGGGCTTTCCATGAGCAGAGATATAATCCTGATTACGTCGATCCGATTGTTGGAGAATAATCAAAAATCGTTATCGTAGTTGGGAGGGGCTGGTAGAGCTCCTTGATTCTTTGCATATTCTATCCTAATTCTATGTGGAATTATGAAAGACACACTTTGCATCAGTAAAAAGAACGGAACCTTTACAGTATTAAATACCCCTTCAACAAAATTAATATGACCAGACATCTTTGAGCCATGATGCTCAAGATCATTCATCTTCTCAGTCATCCCTTTCATTTCTTCTCTCATATTTTGTATTTCCTTGAGAAGCATATCGATTTTTTCTGATTCGCTCATGTTTATTCTGAGCAACAAATTTTAAAATAGCAATTTCTTGTTGGAATATAAATGGAAAGCCTTCTCATAGATTTTGACAACATCATAAGACATAGCAATC